GCAAGAGTTTGGCGAAGATAACTTAGGCGAAAAAGTAATAAAGGCATCAAGAGAAAAACCAGATAAAGAATTTGATTTTATTCATGCAGTAGAACCATTAGAAGACTATGAAAGAATGTTTGGCAAATCAAACACTAAGCTACCTTTTCATTCATGTCATATCTGCGAACAAGATAAAATGATTGTAAGAACTGGTGGCTATAATGAATTTCCATATCTTGTACCTAGATGGGCTAAAGCTACTGGAGAAACATATGGCCGTTCCCCATCTTTTAATGCATTACCAGATATAAAAACATTAAACAAAGCTGTAGAGCTAGGACTAAAAGCATGGTCAAAAGCTATTGACCCACCATTACTTGTTGGTGATGATGGTGTTATAGGCAAAGTAAGAATGACACCTGGCGGTATAACTGTTGTAAGAGATAGAGAAGCAGTCGTGCCTTTACAAATAGGTTCTAATTTTCAATTAACAGATATGAAAGAAAACCAACTTAGACAAGCTATTAGACAAGCATATTATTCTGACCAACTACAATTACAAGAAGGACCACAAATGACAGCTACAGAAGTACAAGTAAGATACGAACTTATGCAAAGACTATTAGGTCCTACACTTGGTAGATTCCAGTCAGAGTTTTTAAATCCACTTATAGAAAGAGTTTTTGGTATTATGCTCAGAGGAGGAGGTTTTTTACCTGCACCTGAAATAATACAAGACCAACAAATAGATGTAGATTTTGTAGGGCCATTAGCAAGGTCACAGCGTATGGAAGAAGCAGTAGCAGTAGAGAGATTGTATCAACTAGCTATGAATATAGGACAAGTAGACCCTGCAATAATGGATAACATAAATCATGATGTAGCAATTAGAACTAGAGCTAATTTATTAGGTGTACCTAAAACTGTATTAAGAGGCGAAGACGAAGTAGAAGAAATTAGACAAGAAAGAGCAGCAGCACAACAAGCGCAACAAGAAGCTATGATGCAAGCGCAACAAGCACAAACTGCAAAAACAAATGCACAAGCTATGAACGAAGCCACACAAAATCCAAACATGGAAGAAATAATGCAAGCGGACGTATTACCTGAATAATGGACGATACTTTAAAACAACAAAAAAAAGATTACATGATTACCTTTGGTACAAAAGAAGGTGAGCGAGTTTTAGCTGATTTACTTTCAGCTTATTATCATAGGAGTTCTTTTAGTAAAGACCCTTATGAAACTGCTTTTAAGGAAGGGCAAAGAGCAGTAATAGTCAGAATACTAAATCTTTTAAAGGAGGATAATAATAATGGCTGACGAAACAATGACCACAGAAGTGGCAGACAACCCACAAACAGAAGTATCAGGAGATTCTGTTTTAGGGTCTGGCATAAGTGATAATCAAACAGCAACTGATTGGAAATCATCTTTGCCACCAGAATTACAAAGCGACCCAACACTCGCAAATTTTAAAGATGTTGAATCTCTTGCAAAAACTGTTGTGCATCAACAAAAAGTATTAGGTAGTAGAATACCTATACCAAAAAATGATGAGGAGAAAGCAGAGTTATACACTAAGCTTGGACGACCAGAAGAAGCTAGTGGGTATGAAGTGCAAATACCAGAAACTCATGCGCAGTTTTTTGAAGAAAATCAAGTATCAGAGTTTAAAGAAGTTGCACACAAGATAGGTCTAAATAACGAGCAAGTAAATGCTTTGATAGATTATCAAGTAAACAACATAGAAAATGCAGCACAATATCAAGCTGCAGAATTAAACGCTGGTAGAGAAGAAGCGCAAACTACACTACAAAAAGAATGGGGTGTAGAGTACGATAAAAATTTAAGAGCAGCACATAGAGCATTACAAGTATATGGCAATGAAGAAGTGCAAGAAGCTGTAAATGGAGAATTAGGAAATAATCCTGCATTTATAAAAATGCTTGCAAACATTGGCTCAGAGGTTACAGAAGATATGGCACAAAACACATCTAACAACAATGTTGCTGTATCAGTATTGGACGCAAAAGCAGAAATAGAATCTATTATGCAAGACCCAAGTAATCCATATTTTAATGCTGGACACAAAGACCATAGAAGTGCAGTAGAAAGAATGAGGCAATTGCACGAAAAAGTTTATGGAAAATAATTATCTTGTGCTATAATTAAAATACCAAAGTCTGCCCGTTAGGATAACAGATGTGGTGGCCATGATGGCGTTAAAAATTAGGTTTCCCGTTATGGATAAAAACCGCAACATCATTATTTTTTTAAAGGAGGACAGGTTATGTCAACACAAATAACTACAGCTTTTGTCGAACAGTATAAAAGCAACGTATTTCATTTGGCACAGCAAAAAGGTTCAAGACTTAGAGATGCAGTCCGTACAGAAACAGTTGTCGGAAAATCGCATTACTTCGAAAGAATTGGCTCAACTGCTGCGTTAAAAAGAACATCCAGACATAGTGACACTCCAAGAGTAGATACACCACACTCTAGAAGACGAGTTACTATGGATGATTACGATTGGGCAGATTTAATTGACAATGAAGATAAAATCAGAATGTTAATTTCTCCACAATCAGAATATGCACAAGCTGGCGCTTGGGCAATGGGAAGAGCAATGGATGATGCAATCATTGATGCTGCTAGCGGAAACGCTTTTGGTGGTGTTAGTGGTGGTACAACAGTAGCATTACCATCTGCACAAAAAATAGCTCATGGTTCAGCAGGTTTAACAATTGCTAAACTTATTGAAGCTAAAGAAATTTTAGATGCAAACAGCGTAGACCCTGAAGAACCAAGGTGTATCGTTGTAACATCTAAACAACTATCAGATTTGTTAGCATTAACACAAATCACATCTTCAGACTTTAATTCTGTTAAAGCTCTGGTTCAAGGTGAAATTGATACCTTTATGGGATTCAAATTTATCAGAACAGAAAGATTAGATACTAATTCATCAAGCAATAGATTAGTATTAGCTTTTGCACAATCTGGTATCGGGCTTGCTCTAGGCCAAGATATTAATACAAAAATATCTGAAAGAGCAGACAAAAATTATGCAACACAGGTATTCTTGTCAATGACTATCGGTGCAACTCGTATCGAAGACGAAAAAGTTGTTGAGATTGAATGTACTGAGAGTTAATAGGAGGAAAGAAAAATGGCAACAGCTAAATCAGTAGAAGTTACAGCTTTAGACGCATCGCCTAGAGAACTCCTAGAAACAGGAAGTTTAGAGGGCAGGATGCGTGTAGCAAGTGGAACGATAGCAGCAGGAACAGGCGACATTGATAATGATGATGTATTAATGATGGTACAAATTCCATCTAATGCAAAAGTATTATCAATCAAACTATTCAATGACGATTTAGATTCTAATGGTTCACCAACATTGGCAGCCAACGTAGGTCTTTATTATGAGAATGGTACAGTTCTTGATGAAGATTGTTATGCAACAGCTATAACAACTTTACAAGCTGCAAACACAGCAGGTGTCGAAGTTGCTTTCGAAGCTAGAAACGTTAATGCAGTTTCTAACTTTGCATGGGAAGATGGTGGTTTATCATCTGACCCAGGTGGAGTTTTAAGAATTGCTTTAACTATGTCTAACGTAGCAGCAACAGCAGCAGCTGGAGATGTATCAGTTATCGTTACATATGTTGTAGACTAAAAACAACAATAAGGGGGTAGTTTCGGCTACCCTCTGAGGATATTATGGCAACAGAAGTTTCAATATGTGCAAATGCTTTAAGAAGATTAGGGGATGACCCTATAACTTCGCTTACAGATGATACAGAAAGAGCTAGATTATGTAATGCATTTTATGCACCAGCAAGAGATTTAGTTTTAAGAGCGCATCCTTGGAACTTTGCAATAACAAGAGCAACATTAGCTCAACTTTCAGATACACCAGCATTTGAATATTCTTATCAATATGCACTACCAACAAGTCCATTATGTTTAAGAGTATTACAAATGGAATATCAAGATTACATTTATAAAATAGAACATTTAGAAGGACAAGGAAGAGTATTATTAACAGATGAAAGTCCAGCTAGAATTTTGTATATTGCACAAATAACAGACCCAACACTATTTGATGCTTTATTTGTAGATACATTAACAGCTCGTTTAGCTGCAGATTTAGCCTATCCAGTAACAAATAGTGCAAAATTACAGGAGCAAATGGAAGTATTGTATATAAGAAAGCTTAAAGAAGCTAGGGCTATTGATGGGCAAGAAAGTTTTATGGACGACCTGGTTTCAGATACATTTACTGACTTCAGGAAATAATGGCTAGAGTACATCCGATACAAACAAATTTTACTGCAGGGGAACTAAGTCCTAAATTAGCAGGTCAAGTAGATTTTAAAAAATATGCTAATGGTGTAGAAACACTAGAAAACATGACTGTTTTTCCGCAAGGTGGAGCTACAAGAAGATATGGCTCTAGATTTATTTGTGAAGTAAAAGATTCGTCTGCAACTACAAGACTTATACCTTTTGAATTTAATGACGAACAAGCATACATATTAGAATTTGGAAATAATTATATAAGATTTTTTAAAGACCAAGGACAAATAACAGAGGCAGATAAAACTATTACAGGAATAACAAAAGCAAATCCAGCAGTTGTAACAACATCAACATCACATGGATATTCTAATGGAGATGATATTTGGATTAATAGTGTTGGCGGTATGACAGAAGTTAATGGCAGAAGGTTTACTATTGGCAATGTTACATCAACAACTTTTGAACTTACAGGTGTAGATTCTACTAACTATACTACATACACGTCAGGTGGTACTGCAGCAAAGGTTTACGAAATTGCAACACCATATACATCAGCACAAGTATTTGATTTACAGTTTGCACAATCAGCAGATGTTATGTATATAGTGCATCCTTCACATGAGCCAGAAAAGTTATCAAGAACAGGACATACATCTTGGACACTTGCAGATGTTGTTTTCGAAAAAGGACCATACTTAGATACCAATACTACAACAACAACATTGAACCCAGCATCACATACAGTTGGCACAGGAGTTGCAGTCGTTGCATCAGCTACAACTGGTATCAATGGTGGAGATGGTTTTCAGGCAACTGACGTTGGAAGATTGCTTAGGTTTAGAGATGGTCATGCAAAAATAACAGCTCGTGCAGATACAACAAATATTACAATAGAAATACTTGTAGATTTAGGTTCAGCAACAGCATCAACAGATTGGCAATTAGGAACTTTTTCGGACACAACAGGGTTTCCAAAAGCTGTTACTTTTTTTGAACAACGATTAATTTATGGTGGAACAACATCATTTCCACAAACTATATTTGCATCTGAGTCTGGTTTTTTTGACAATTTTGATGTAGGTGATAGTTCTGATGCAAAAGCATTTGTTTATACAATTGCGGCGAACAAAGTCAATGTAATAAGGTTTTTAGCACCAGCACGTGATTTGATTATAGGAACTGCTGGTGGTGAATTTATTGTAGGTAGACCAACAGGTGAACCTTTAAAACCTGGAAATGTAAATATCACACAACAAACAACATATGGAACACATACAACACAACCTGTGCAAATCGGAAACACTGTGTTGTTTGTGCAAAGACAAAAACGTAAGCTTAGAGAATTAGGATATAATTTTGGTGACGATGCATATGTAGCACCAGATTTAACATTGCTTTCAGAACATATTACAGAAGGTGGCATCGTAGATGTAGACTATGCACAAGAACCTGATTCTATTTATTGGGCAGTTAGAAACGATGGTGTTTTACTTGGTATGACATATTTAAGAACACAAGACATTGTTGCATGGCACAAACACACTTTAGGTGGTACAAGTGCAGCAGTTAAATCAGTTTCTACTATTGCAGAAGAAAACGAGCAACAAACATATTTAATAGTAAGTCGTACAATAAACAGTGCTACAAAACAATATGTAGAATATTTAGATAGTACACTAAATCAAGATTCTGCTTTATCAGGAACAGTTACAGGTTCGTCTACAAGTGTAACAGGGCTAGACCATCTAGAAGGTGAAACAGTGCAAATACTTATAGATGATGCAGTTTATCCTACACAGACTGTAACCAATGGAGCAATCACTGTAAGCTTGCCTAGCAGCTTTGGTTCTAAAACTATAGAGATAGGTTTAGGATTTACTTCTACAATTAAAACAATGAAACCAGAGGCTGGTTCACAAGCAGGTACTGCGCAAGGTCGAAAAAAAAGGTATAATGAAGTTAGCGTGCGATTATTAAATAGTGTTGGTGTAACAATTAATGGCGACCAATTACCTTTTAGAACATCAGCAGATGAAATGGGTGAGCCAATACCAGCATTTACAGGAGATAAAAGAGTTACTAATCTTGGATGGGATAGAGAAGGACAAATAACAATACAACAAACTCAACCCTTGCCTTTAACTGTATTAAGTATAACAGGCACATTAGTAACTAGTGATTAGTATGGAGGTGTTATCATAGACCCAGCAACAGCGATGCTCATAGCCACAGGTGTATCTGCAGGCTTTTCATTATTAGGAATGTATCAAAGCTATAATACAGCAAAGACAAATGCTAAATTTATAGAAAAACAAAACAAATACAATGCAGAACTAGAAAAGCAAGCACAGATAGCAAGTGCATTAGCATTATCACAAGCAAGACAAGCAAGTCTAGGAATTAGAGGTGTAGCAGGAACTGGAACAGAACTCTACATTGAAAATGAAAACTCTAAAATTTTAAGAGAAAACATAGCGGCAATTACTAAAAGAGCAGTGTTTGCAAATGCAGGAGTAGGCCTTCAAAAATTTACAGCTCAACAAAATGCAATTTATGGCGGAGCAATGAATATAACAAATTCAATTATGTCTTACCAGCAATACAAACAACAAAGAGATTTAGCAGAAAGAGGATTGTTATAATAAATGAAAGTACCTAAGTTACAGAAACAATACTTACCAGTCCAAAGTGGTATAGGTATACAATCAGGTGACCCTGGAGCATTTACTGCAGGTATAGGACAACTTGGTCAAAAAATAGCTGATGTTCTAGGGCAACAACATAATATAAAACTTAGCAAACAAAATAGAATTATGATTGAAGGTGAAAAACAAAATCTTAAAACAGAATTTTATAATTTTAATGACCAATTTAAAAGTGAAATGGAATTAGGTGTAAAAAATGATGAAGGTCAAACTTTAAAACCTGATATGTTGCAAGGTGAGTACAATAAAAGACTTGCAAAATTTATGAAAGATTCACAAAAAAAATTAAATCCACAAGCATTTGCTGAAGTACAATCAGAATTAATGTGGGAATCACGTTTAGTATATGATGAAATAAGAGATAATGTTGTAGCTATCAAAGGTGTGCAAATTAAAGATAATTATAAAACAAAATTTGCTCCTAGTATGTATCAAAGTGCTAAAAATGCACAAACTCCAGAGCTTGCAGATTCTTTCTATCAAAGTCATTTAAATCAATTAGTTGCTATTAAAGGTGTTATGGATAAGGAAGAATACGAAGAAGAAATTGAATTAATGAATAAAGAACATGGTAAGATAAAATTATTCAAAGAAATTAAACAAAAAATAAAAGAAAAAACATTAGGCAGTGATAATAGCGAAAAAATTTTAGCATTGTCAGAAGAAGTAACTTTAAGCAATGTTATCAAACATTTAGAAAAAAATGGTTTTGAATTAGCAGATGGTACAAAGATAGATTCTGACAATCCATATGTGCAAGAATTAATTAGTGATTACACAGAAGATTTAGACAAATTAGTAAAAAACAAAGCAATACAAAATCAAGCTATAGAAGCAGAAGTCAAAGAAAAAGTAACAACTCTTTTCGGTAAATTAAATGAAACTAATGACATAATTGAAACAAAAAATATTGTAGAAGAGTTAAGAAGCGAAGTTGATAAATTGCCACCAGAACTAAGAGAAAAATATAGAAAGTATATTAACAATGAAGTGTCACAAACTGAAACATCAGAAGAACTATATGAAACTTTACTTTTAGCTGCAAATTCAGGTTTTTTAGTTGATGCTAATAACGATGAAATTATAGATTATGTAAATGATAATTTGTTAACATCTGAAAGAGCAAATGAAATAATAAGAATAGGAAAAGAAAAGCGTAAAGAATTAGACAAATTATTAACTAATCCAATACATAAAAATAATATAAAAGCAATTTTAACTGCAACAAATGGTTCACAAGAATTAATAGACAAATTAACTGCAAAAGGAAACGTTCGAAATTTATCCTTTGGAGATATTACAGCAATTTTTCAGTCTGAAAGCGGTAAATACAATCAAGCAAGTGTTGATGCTATACAAATATATTTAGAAGCAGTACAAGCTGGTAAAAAAATGGGATTTACAGAAGCAGAAATTTTATCAGGCAAATTAGTAGAATTTGGTCCAGACAATAAACAAAAAAGCACAGACAAAAATTTAGTAGAATCAATTACAACTATGGTCAAAGCAGAAGATTATAGAACAAAATTTAGTGAGATAGTAAGAAACAGCAAGAAAAATAACAAAGCATCACGTATAGTAATTATAAATGGAAATCCTGCATATGTTACTGATGCAGAATATATAGGAATGTATTTTGCAGAACGATTAGATAATCCAAATACAGTGTTTGACCAAGAGTGGAGAGAAAGAAGAACATTTAAACGAGATGAAAAACTTCCTAATGGTGACACTAGAGAAATTGTTGATTTTGAATCTGTTGAAGATTATAACAAAAGAATGGAGCTTTTTGTTTTAGCTAAAAATTCACGTACACAATTAGACAAACAATCATTTATAAATACAGCTAAAGCATTACAATATAACCCAGATGATATTATATCTGTTGCCAATGAACTTTATGACCCGAAACCAAAAAAACAAACAAAAGATGAAGCTACTAATCAAGCTGGTCAAAAAAATGAAAATAAATCTAAAAAAGAATTAGAAATATCCGAAATGTTAAAAAAACAATTAGGAGAAGAAGCAGCTAACAAATATTTAGACGATGAGTAAATCTATACCTACTTTAACAGAATTGCTACGAGCTGGTTACAGTGACGAAGAAGCAAGTGCTATTGCAGAGAAACGTGACAATGTTTTATTTGATAAAGGTTTTACAACTTTTGACATAGCAAAATATGATGGTGTTTTTCAGCAAGACCGCACTTTATTTCCAAACCATTTTTTTAATCCAAATCCTAATGACGTAGTTAATGCAAACGACAAACAAGCATACGAAAATGACCCTGATGGTTTAAGATTATTAGCAGAAGAAAAAGACAGACAAAATAATGAAGCAAACATACAACATCAGAAAGATTCTATAAAATATGATGCGACTATAGAACTAGCAATAAAAAATGATAAGAAAAAAAATAATGAAACAGGTGTACCTAGTTTGTTAAATTTTGCTGGTTATGGCGATGTTGATAAAAATTATTTAATTGATGCAACAAATCAAGTAGGTCTTATACATATTGGAGATTATAAAGATATATTAGATAAAAATTTAATAGATTATCCAGATATGAATAAAGAAAACTACAGTAATGTTTTTGATTTAGTTAGGTTTGCAGCAAAAGCTAGTAGTAATAACACTCAAAAATACAATAAGCAAGGTGATAGAGCTGGTATATTTAATTGGAATTTACATACTGATATAAAAACACGTGGCGGATTTAGACAAGCTCTTATAATAACACGTGATGCATACAATGAAAAAGGAGAAGCAGTGCCTTTTTATATTAAAAAAGCTTTAAAAGATAATGACCCTACAGCATTATCTCCACATCAAGAAGTAGAATTGTTGTTAAATCTATATAAAAAAGTTCCTGTAGGATTAAGATTGGCAATAGCCCAAGGTGACAAAGAAGCAATTGTAGATTTTTATAGGGCATATTTAAATTCAGATGAAGAGGGTATAGAAAAATTAAAAAAACTTTTAAATACTCCAAAAGACCAAATTGTAGCAGATGGAATAGATAGACCCTTTTGGTCAAGTGTAGATTACAGTAAAGGTTATTGGGATTGGTTAGATACAAATGTAGAAAAATTTCAATATTACACAGGTGGACGTGGAAGAAATGCTATATTAGGACTTGGTTCTTATGACAACAGTTATGCAGGCAGGCTAGTAAATAGTAGCCTTTACCAACTAGGCCTTGTAAATGATGAAGAAATGCAAAATTATTTAGCAAGAAATGATAGTTGGTATCAAACACAGGCTGGTGGTTTTAAAGCATTTTTAGGACAACTTATTACTTACGGAGTAGATTATCCTTTATATAGTGGTGCTGGTAGAGTAACTAGCTCTTTATTTAGATTGACACCACGTGCAGCAATTTTTGCTAGTGGGATAGGTAGTTTTGTTGGTCCAGAATTATTAACGCAAGGTATGTATCAAGCAATGCGAGATGGTAACAAAATTCGTAGCATGAAAGAA